TCAGATACACTTGAAACATAGTAAACTGCCTCCGTTGTTAGACCAACAAGAGGAATGCCCCCCAAAGGATCATATACGACCCTCTCACCCGTTCTAAATCGATGATAGGTACTAAATCCTATTGATGAAGTATTTACACCTGCAGTCGCTGATGATACTGAACCGATAGTAACAGTGCCTAGTCCTACTCCATCTGCATTAAAGATAGATTCGTGAGGGACTGCATTTAGCTTGGCAACAGCATTTGCTCCACTACCGTTTCCACCAGTAATTTTAACAACTGGTTGCTCTATATAATCGAATCCAGAATCTAATATTTTTATATCTTTAAAAACACCTTTTACTGAGCAAGTTCCTGTAGCACCAGATCCAACTGAATCTGTTACCGATAATAATGGTGGATTTATAACATCATAATCATCACCACCTTTTACAACATCAATTTCATTTAAGTTTCCATAATAGACAGCATTTTTTGATTTATAATTTAATACCTCAACTCCATTAACCAATAGACCCGTATAGCCTGGATTTGTTACATGTTTTACTCCATCATTAATTGGAGTTGTTACCTCTCTAAAAAGTTTTTGACTTTCAATTTTTTTACCATGAAGTTCATACTTTTCAATGTCATTTGATGTAATCGTAACAGTGTCTACACTATTAGGTGTTTGTACTTTTACAAAATTATTACTAAAGATATCAGATTGACTTTTTGCAAATTTTAAATTATTACCATCGATTCTTTTAACATAATATAAACCCTCATCAAAAATTTGACTTGATATAAATTCTTGAGTTAATAATGTACCATCAGGTAAAGTTGTTTCAATTTGAGTTTTTTCTGGAGTATAATAAACAGCATCTCCAGTAAAATAATTATGATCTACTTGATCTGTTATTTTTATTTCTTCATCATTTAAATTGTAAGTACCACTAAAAGAAAATTTTTGTGTTTTTGGATTTAATTTTGTAACTCCAGCAAAAGGTAAGGAGGAGGATGCGACTAAAATTTTATTTGAATTTGAATCAGGATCAATAAAAGCATGTGGAAAAGGAACATGTTTTGCTCCAACCATTTTTTTGCCTTTATGTTCATGAAAAGGGCCATAATATGGAATACCATTTACAGTTCCTATATCTGGTTTTAAATATACATTTTGTATGTTTGCTGTAAATTGATTCAAATTTGGATGAAGATCCGAATCAATTTTTGATATTCTACGGGTAACTTTTGTTACCTTTGTGGGATCGGAAATACCGGTTCCTGTGATTAGACAAGTATTTTTATCAAATACGTCAGTAACTGTGTATATTTTATTTGATGCAGGATCAAAATCATCTGTTATCTTATCTCCCCATTGTGAACCAGAAGCGAGTGTTTCATGTGTTGTTATTTTATCACCAATTCGTAAAATGTTAACGTCTTTTGTGGTTAGTTTAAATGTATTGTTAACAGAATCGATTATTGTAAGTGATTTTACAACATAGCTTTGTGCGGTGTTAAATAACCAATTATTTTGTTTGAATCCAGATCCAATTTTACCTAAAGACTTTATTTTTATCTTTGAGTCTTTTTTCTGATAGTAAGTTTGATTTGGAATTTGCAAATCTTTTAAAACTGATCTTATTTTAACTCTAATTCCATCATCCGATTCACCATCTGATGCATAAGCAAATGAATCTTGATCTATAAATGTATTATCTGATATTGTTGTTGTAATACCTGTTGTGTTAATACCTAAAAATTGATTTATAGTTTTATCGGCATAAGTGCAGACACCAGTAGTTCCATTTTGATATAAAAATGATAAAGTTCCAGATTTTGGAAAACCTAAAGTTGAATCAACATCTAAAAATGTTTGTGCAATACCAACTTGTCCAATTATTTTTGTTTTTGCATGTGTTGAAAAATTTCCGTACGTTAATGGTGATGAACCCTCTGGAAAATTAAAAGATCCGTCTAAACTTACTTTATAATAAGTGTTTGTTAGTATTCCAACTGATATTTTTTCAACTGCAGCAACAGGAGCATACGCTTTTGATATATTTTCAAAGGAATCTTGAAATAATGTTTTATTTAATAAATCATCTGGATCACCAGCAATTGATTCAACGATTAAATCTCTTGTTATACGATAATTAGCGTTTGATGGTGAAATTACATTATCAATTGGACGTATGATATCAACACTTTCACCATATAAAGCTCCAAACAGTATTTTAAATGATTCATCAGTGCCTCTAGTTGAATAAAAGTCTTTTGATTGCCTTACAAATTGTGCTTGATTTAGTTTAGGGGTTAAATCTTTCTGAAAACCATATAAAAATTGTTTTTTTGTCTTTTTTAAAAATTCATCAAGAAATAAAATACTTAAATTGTCAACAGTTGTATTTTTTTCATGATTTTGTGCAGTGGTTGATGAAAAAACAAGATTTTCTGAATCTGATGGATTTGTGAATGATGTAATACCACTAAATCCTCTTGTGCAATTAACAAAACTTATATCTGTCTTACTTTCATATGTAATTACCTCATCGTTTATCTTTATTAATCCAAAATTGTCAGGAAAACCTTGAGTATTCGATACAAAAATAGTTTCAGTCGATATTCCTGCATATTTTGTAGTCGATGTTGATTTTATAAGATTTCCGTTTTCACTTAATTTAATATAAGAGTCGATGTTGTTTATTAAATCAACAGGCCCACCTTTATATTCTTGCCCAATATAATATTGAGATAAAAATTCCCCAACCAATGGAAAATCTTCTCTTACATAAGAAGGAACTTGGTTTTTAACAATTTGATTTAACTTAACTCTTTTTTCTGACATCTATCTTATGATGTTTCCGTTAGAATAGCTTGTGGTAACTGTATAATTTGATCCAGAGGGGTCAATACCTGAACTGATGTCATCAACAACTGTATCAACTGTACTACTATCTAGTCTCAAATAAAGATCCTGTAATCCGATGACATCATTTGACTCTGGTGTTGCTGAAATCTCTAAAATTTGAACACTATCTTTTGTTTTACCAGAAACTATATTGATTGGATCTAAAGTAACTCTCCCCGTGGTGTAATTTATCACTCCGATGTTCCTTCTCTGTATAACAGGTGTTGAAGAACCTGAATTTAATGAGAATAATCCAATTTGGCCTTTATTTCGATCAGAATTTGGAATATCAAACAGATATACATCAGTGTTAATGTTTAAAACTCGAAAAGCACTTGATTTTATATTAAATCCGTTCATTGATTTAATATGAAATTGATTTCCAAAGTCAATCGCATATTCTGCAACCTCCGAAGTAGCTAGTCTGAGATCTCTTCTCATTTCAACAGTCGTTATATTAGAAGTTACTGAATCATGACTTTGATCAATCACTTTAAGAAATTTACTATACTTAAATCTTGCTCCATATTTGTTTAATTCAGAAGACTCGGCATATTTTGTAACATCTTTTTGCACTTTTGTTGATACAAATGATGCACTTGGTGCTAAATTGGTATTATAGTATACTTTACTGGTGGTTTCAATAAACAGATACTTCAAATCAAGTATTTCTGGGACTATTCCAGCAACAGCGTACTTTTTAAGATCTCTTTTTATGTTTTGTTTGATTGCATTCGGAACAAAATCACCATTTCGAGGTTTAATACTTATAAAAACCTTACCAAACTGAGGGGGGACTAAATCTTCACCACCAAAAACAGATATTGATTCAGTTTCCGGGTAAATTTTGTTTGGAATTAGAACTTCATAATCATTTGCACTTAAGGCTCTGTTTTGAGTTGCATATATCTGAGGTGCAAACTTCCTTATCGAATCAACACTCTCAATTACTTCACCTCCACTTGAAGGAAGTGGGTTTGATATAAACGAAATACCAGATGTTACATTTATTTCAATTGAATTTCTTGTATATGTCAATCTACCAGAGTATGTAAAGTTATTAATACCGTTTGCATCATCTCCAGATGTAACGATATATGAAACTTCAATTACATTTCCGTCCTGAAGAGCTTTTCCAAAGATTCCATCTCCAAATATTAACTCATATTGCTCGCTTGAGACTTCTTGTAAAAAGAAAATATTGGAATCTCCTGTTACAACTGATCCAGAATTATCATCAAATAGATTATCATGTCTTTCATATTTTACAGAGACGGTTGAATCAGTTGATGGTTTTACTTTTACAATTAATGTGTCCAAATCTATACCAGTATTTGGTAAAATGAATTTTTGAAATGGATTTCTTGAAGAATATGTGAATGTTTGTTCGAGTAATGATCCTTCATATACTTCAATATCATTAAAACTTGCAATTCCATCGATTACAGATACTGTTTTATCTTCTGGTATACCAAAAACAAAAGATTGTCCGCGAAATTGATTACCTGTGCTTGCCACAGGGCCTTTTTTAAGTGTTAAATTAGCGGGTGCAGGTGAAACTGAGGAGAGATTTGCAAAAAATGATAGATTTGCTCTTGATGATTTCTTTGAACGAGGCACATAACCAATATTTCTTGCTAATGCAACTACATTTTCACGTAAAGTTGCTGAATCGATGAATACTTCATTCGATATCATGTTCGCATTATACGAAGTTATGTAAGTATTGTAAGCTAGTACGTCTAAAATTGTTGAAAGGTTTGACCCTTCAAAATCATAATCGGTAAAATTTGAATTATTCTTTAAATAATCCTGTAAACTTGTTTTTATCTGGTCAAAATCCAGATTTGTAAAATTTGTAAGTGACATTTATCTAGTCGGCAGTAACACAAAATCTAATTGTTGTGGTGGAATATCAATTCCAATGATTTCATATTCGATTGTAACGTTCATTTCATTGAAAGCAAAATTTGGTCTTACAATGACACTTAATAAATTCACTCTTGGTTCAAAATTTCTTATAGAATTACGTATTTCGTCGCGTATAACATCAGCTGATGCATCATCAATGCTCTCAAATAGCGATTCAGAAATTCTTGATCCAAAATCTGGATTAAAAAACTTCTCACCGGGTTGTGTAAAGACAATATTTCTGATTGATCGGGCAATTGCACTCGAATTCTTTAAAGCAATCAGGTCATCATTCAGAGGATTAGTCTGAAATGACATGCTAATGTCCTTAAATTCTTGTTTTACCCGTTCTAAAGGCATTTAAGTGTAGTTGATCTAACTTATTTATACCTAAAAATTCGGTATGTCGTCAGGTTGTGCTTTTTCTTTTGCTGTTTTCCAGAAATAATTCTCATCATTACCAAGGCCATCGCGATCATGACCATTTTCGACCTGATAATACACGGTTGATACCTTAAAATCAGGGTCTTTTGGGTTCGCAGGAGTCAAACTGTTGTCAAATATACGTGTTCTGTTGTTCGGATACAAACAAAACTGCCCATTATCGAGTTCAATCAGGTTATGAGACTTG